CCTTTGTACCCCATGACCAAAAGGATAAAGCCGTCCTGATAAAGGATATACATCGGGCGGCTTTTTCCCTGCTCGTCAATGTAGCTGGCCAACTCAAAGGATTGGCCTTCCGTCTTTTCTCCATAGGCCGATCCATGTTTGGATCGGCCTAGTAATTCAGGCTGGTTATCTATAATTTCCTTGATGTCGCGCATCACATGGGCATGGTTTTTTCCAAAGTATCTGGCGACGTCACGGGATGTCGTGGCGGGGCGTCCGTTGTACGTCTGGACTGCCGGGACGACGACGGGGGTAAAAAGATCCTGACTCATGCTGAGCCTCCTGCTAGTAGGGATTTGGGCCAAAAAAGAAGGCGATCACAACGCTCCCCTGCTAGCATGCAGCCGGGGCCTCGCGGACACCCGGACGTCGTGATCGCCAAAATCTGCCTATGGCAGTAGGCTACAATAGAGTTTTTTGCCTGATTATCTCTGTTTGGGGCAGAGATGGCGACAGACGACGCCATGCTAGTAGGGGCCTCAAAAATGCCACAAGCGGGAACAAAGTCAAGAGCAGGAGAATGGGGCAGGTGATAACTGTAACAAGGTAAAGTGCCTTGCTGGGTACTGTTAAACATATCTTTACTCATGATGTGGCAATCTCCTATGGATGAATTTGGAGATTTATTTCCCTGAATGCGGCTTTATCACAATGATATTCTCTTGTTTATATGAACAGTATATATGCATCATTATCATTGATGAAGACAAAAACAATATATTTCTGATACAATGGTATATCTATAATAAAACTAACTGTTCTAATTATATTATATAAAACGTTAAATGTTTTATGTAGCTCATCCATCAATGTGTGTTCGAAACTACTTCTTCCTGCGCTTGAGGAATTGCCTCCGATTCCAGAGCACAATAGCCTCTCCTATAAAATGACAAGGTTTTGTCCTCATTCCACACTTGGGACACTGTACATAATAGCGAGCTGTACATGATTCACCATCAAGCGTCGGGATAGTCTCGCTCCATACCTTGGGCATCTCCCCGCATGTGCAGGGGCGTGGCTGCTCGTTGCTCATTTCATGTCCTTGGGTTCGGGGATGGGGCCTGCCCATTCGACGTCCGTCCATTCCTCTGGAACGCTGTAGTTATTCAGGGCACCAAGGATGGGAATGATATGTGTAGGAGACCACGCGGTCTTGCCTGTGCTCTTGTACAGCAGCCAATAGTATCCCGGCCCCTTCGGCGGCTCGTTCGTCCATGCGAGGGAACGGGGGATGGAATTCCATTCAGTTATGGCCTCTTTTGAATTGATGGGATAGAGCCCCGCTCTTTGTTCTCTGCACTTTTCACAGTTTACAAAATGCCAAACATGCCCTTCTATAACAGTCTCACCATCTATAATGACGGGTTCAAGACCTTTAGGGTATTTATCATAATGATGATACATTGCGGTGCCGCCACACTTGTAACACGGTAGCAACGTCAGTTCTTCGGACATGCCCCACCTTCCTTCTTTCCCATATCCATCAATCCGGCGATGATGCTGTTGATCTTAAATTCTATGACACGATCAATGTATGAAAGAATCGTATCACTCTCTTTACCCAATCTGGTATCGACAAGTTCTTTGATCTTGACCTCAGCATATTCCTCGATGCACTTTCTAATTCTCTTTTCAACCTCGGCATCTACCAAAGAAGCAATCCTGTCGTACAGGACCTCTTTGATGGTGCTATAGTGGTTCAGCCCGAATGCGCCGCTTTGAATGTACTTTTCAATAGCTTTATTTACGGCGTCGGACAGATCGTTCTTTATCATCCGTTCAACGCGCTTTTCGATACCCTTGGTGAGGTAACTCTTCGCGGCCTTGTCGATGACCAAGGCGTCGATCTCGGCCTTCAAACTGGCATCACTCTCGATGATGTCCTTCACCAGCTTCTCACTCAGATTCAACGTCAACGTACTCATTCACTTCTCCTAGCTCTTTTGGTTGGGGGCATACTTCCTCCACGGCCTCGCGTGCGGCTTCCCGTGCTTCCTCGACTGTCTTGACGCAAAACTTAATTCTCAATGATTCCGGCATTAATGCATCCACTGCTTCACAAAGTTTATGCGCCAGCCAATCAGCCTCCCGCTCCAGCCGTTCTTTGTCCGCCCGCAACCGTAGGACTTCTTCAATGGTGGCGATAGTCACCTTCGGATCATTGGCGGCGATGTGATGTAAATTTTCGAGGGATGCCTTCTCAGTGTACTCTCCACTTGCTGAACCATCGTCTACAGCGACATCACCATTTTCGTAGATGAGAGCGGTGAAAAACCCGATTTGATAAACACCGCCCCGCGGCCCCGGCGTCGCTTTTTTTGCCAGCTCACGGCGGTGGTTGAGGGTTTCGACGCTGAGAACAATGGAACCAAGAGGTGACGTAGTTGCGTTAGTATTCAGCATATCAAGGAGCTCTGAGCACAAGTTTTCAATCACATAGGCATTGATATAGGTCAGGGCTTCACCTCCCTTATCCTCTTCCATTTGATGCTTTTGCATCAGATCTTTTAACCTTTCGAGTTCTTTGGTGTCTCTATAATTCATATGCGTCCCTATTCCTCCACGCCGATGACGCGGGTTTTTTCCATGAATGTTTCGACGTCTTCCAGACGGATTCGGTAGAGCGGGCATTTTGGGGTTCTGATATTCGATGCCCGCAGCTGTCCGGTCGTGATGAGCTTGCACACATAGAACGTTGTCGTTTTCAGCATGGCGGCGACATCCGAAGTTGTAAGCAGTGGTTCAGAAGGCATAGCGTTTTCCGATGGCGTCAATGGCCGCTGTTTGGTGGTCATTCCTGAATTGCAGATAGGACACGGTGCTTTTAGGATCACGGTGGCCAAGGGCGCGGGCCGTTTCCAGCAAAGGATCACAGTGGATGCCTGCAGCAAGGCGGGAAAGCATGGTGTCATAGACTGATCCGGCAAAGGTTTTTCTGAGCGAGTGCGTACCGAGTTTTCCGGCCTCATCGGAAGAGCCTGAAGCAATGAGTTTCCCGTGGACTATGCGCCATGCCACTTCCCGGCGAATGGGCTTGTTTCCGCGCTCGGAGCGGAACAGAAAACAGTCGTGCGTCCAGTATCCCTGCTGGCGTAGGGCTATGACCTGCGCGAGGATGGCACGCTGCGCCGCCAGGGTGAGCGGTACGGTACGGCTTTCCTTTTTCCCTTTCATCGCTTTGCGGGCTACGGATACCGTTTTTGAGACACGGCCATCGCGTACGACGTCGGCAATGCGCAGGGACAGCATTTCTGAAACCCGAAAACCGGATGAGACTCCAAGCACAAAGAGGCATCTGTCACGCGCGGCCTGCCTGCCCGAAAAAGCGGCATAGGCTCGGTTCACCTCAGCAACTTCCAGCGGTCTGCATCCCTTCATGGGCTAATCCTCCGAGAATGTTTTTTTCTTTCAGCTTGGTTAATACGTCGCGCATCACCTTTTCGGCCTCCTGCCTTTTTTCATCCGACATCGGGGTTTCCGGATGAAAGAGCGGGTAATGGCTTTCCTCTATCCGTCCTTCCGGAATGCTCATGAATTGCCTTTCGGCAAGGAAGCGCTTGAGGCCAGGGGCGTATCCCCTTGTCCACTTCGGCGTGCTGGACCATTTGGCGATCGAGGACAGCACGGCATCCTTCCCCGGCCAGATGCCGGATCGCTTCAGTTCTTTGTATTCGTCGTATCCAGTCAACATGCCTTCTGGCTTGATCTTATTGTATGCATTTCTGACGGCCACAAAATCATCGTCTAGTCCTTCGGGTTGACGATCTTTTATGGCACCACTCCTTGGAGAGGGAGCGCCACTCTTTGGAGAGGGGGACTGGGGTTTCTTTTCCAGAAGGGCTGGACGCGTGCGGTATACCTGCACAGTCACGTGCTCTATGACTGTCTGAAATGCCGTGATGAACGATGCGGACATTTTCCCGATCAGCTCCTTGATTTTGGCGAGCATGTCCTCGCGCATCGCACACTCTGGAAGCAGATCAAGAAGTTTTTTCCACGATTTGACGACATTCGGACTTTCCGGCGCATTGTACTTGAGGAAGTTGGGGAGCCACATAAATGACGCGCTCCGGTCATGCTTGACCATGCCGCTTGTCTCCAGCTCGGCAAAGGCGGCTTCATACCTGTCCAGAGGCCAGCCTTTTTCTGAGGCCAGCCCGGACACGGTCATGCGCATGGCTCCGAAACCCGTCATGGATGGATGGATAAGGATTTCGAGCCAGATATGCTGCGCGTCATCGGACAGATTCATGTATTTCGCGTCGTTCAACGTCCGACGGTCTATCTTTGCGTAGCGTGCCACGGCGTGCCTCCCTTCTTTGAAAACCACTCTATAATTGCATGTTCCGATGCCCGGTATTTGCCGTCTGAATCCTTGCGGGCGGGCAAACCATCTTCTTGGATCAGTCGCTTAACGGTTTTTTCCGAACAACCGACGGCCTTTGAAATCGCTTCAAGCCCGACGAGGCCGAGAGCTTTTTGTGTCTTCATGGCGTACCTACGGGAGTTGTTTCGTCACAGGATGCAAGCCGCGGGCCTTCTGAGGTCAAAACCCAGCACCACCAGCGCCCATCCGGTCCGGTATGCGGCGGAGCCATGACGTATCCGGTCAGGCTCCCGAGTTCACCGGGAATCCTGACGCGGTCCTTCCATCTGATAGAAGGCTGTGGGCTGGGTATGGGAAAAGGTTTTCCGGAAAGCAGGTGAGCGATCAGGCCGCCGATTCCGGAGAAGTTGAGGAACGTATACTTCTGGCGGCCTGCCCGAAACCATTCGTTATCAAGCAAAACGCGAAAAGTGCCTTTGACCGCGCCGGGCGAATCCCATTGTGTTGCATCAAAAAGGGAAATTTTTACAGGCTGTTTCCCCATTTGGGACAGCAAAAGAGATGCGGTTTTCTGCTGGATTAATGCCATAGCGCAGAACCGCCTTGGAGAAGGGAGGGGGTAACCTTGGGGAATAAAAGAAAATGTTGTCTTTGTTTCCGATTGATTGACCAGTGATTGACCAAAACGGAAAACGACAAAGAGGATACATACACTATGGTATGTATCCTCTTGAAATCTATTGGTGCGCCAGGGAGGAATCGAACCCACGGCCCGCAGCTTAGAAGTTTTTTGAATGTCGTTGTTTGGATACCAAACAACAACGCATTATCATTGTATTGCGCATGGATAGTAAAAAATGTAGAAGTCTGGTAACCAAACAAATACCGGAAGGCGATTGACCAATGATTGACCAAGATTCTTCTAAGAAGCGCGTATGGAAGACCCATCCCGGCAAGAAAGGGGTGATTTACCGAGAACATCCTACCCGCAAGCATGGAAAGAAGCCAGATCGCTTTTGGGGCATTCTGCACCGCGTCAATGGAAAACAGCTGTGGGAGACGTTGGGATGGTCTTCCGACGGCTGGACGGCGGATATGGCGCAGAATCTGTATCTTGAGTTCGAGAAGAATGTTAAGCTTGGTGAACATCCGCAGTCGCTGAAAGAAAAGCGGGAGATGTCCGCTGCCTCCCGTGCTGAGGAAGCACGCAGGGCCAGCCTTGAGGGATTGAAGCGTATCTCTTTTGGCGAACTTGCGGAATACTATCGGGAGTGGGTGAAGGCGAACCGGCGAAGCGGCGCATTCGTGTGCGGGATGCTCGACAGGCATGTCTTGCCTGAGCTTGGAGGCATGTGCGCGGCGGACATGACACCCGCCGACATCAACGCCTTCCGGGAACGTTTGGAAAGGAAACATCCCGCCAGCGGTCGGGGCATGTGCGATCCCAATGCCACGCTGAGCCCGCAGACGGTACTTCATGCGCTCAAAACCGTTCGGGAAGTCTTCAATTTTGCGTTGGAAACGCCACATCCTGAACTCCGTGAGATGCTGTTTTCGGGAAAGAACCCCGCAGTCCTGAGCCGACGGGGAAGGGGAGTCCGCGCGCCGCAGTTCGATGCGCGGCGTTTGCGCATCCTGAAAGATCCGGAGATCGAAGCCATTTTGTCCTACGAGTGCGAAAACCCTGCGTTCACTACAGACTTGCATGATATGATCCTGCTTTCTCTGGACACGGGCGTCCGGGTGGGAGAGCTGATCCGCATCCGGTGCGAGGATATTTATCCGGACACTGGAGAGGTCCGCGTCTTCTCTGGTTCCGATTCCGGTTTGACCAAAGGGGGCCGTACCCGCATCGTACATGCCGGGCATCTTTTTCCAGAGTCGTTGGACATGCTGAGGAGAAGACTCGCCTCTTCCGGGGAGTCCGCCTTTCTCTTTCCAGGCCGTTCGGGAGCAATGCGGGAAAGTACGGCAGTGAGTCGCTCGATGAAACGCATAGCCGCCTCTCTCGGGCTGAACGACGGCGTCAGCGATACCCGGAATCAGGTAGTCTGGCATACGTTGCGGCATACCTTTGCAACCCGTATGCTTGAATCCGGGGTCGATATCTATACGCTGAAAGAGCTTCTTGGGCATTCTTCCGTATCCGTAACTGAAGGTTATCTGCACTTGTGCGACCGGGCCAAACGGGAAAAGTCGCTGGCCCGTATCGCACTTGGACGGGGAATCACAGTTCAGGGACGCTGATTTCCCTTACGCCTTTGCGTTCGAGATATTCGACGAAATCCTCGCGCGGGTAGTAGACCTGTTCCCCGATGACCTTCCGGGAGCGGGGGCCTTTCCCGGTGCGGTCGTCGTTAGCCAGGCACTTTGGCGTAAGCCCGCCTCCGGTAAACCATTTCACGGCCTTTCTGGCGATAAGAGGAGGGAAAAGGGGAACGAGATCCGCAAGTATGGAAGGCTGTACACCGGACATGTTTTTCTCCTTTATTCGTTGATGGGGATGCCGTGTTTCCTGCGAAATTCGGCGTTGCACTGGTGGCATCGGTAATTGATGGCGGGCTTCCCGCAGTCGTGGCACTTCCTGACGTTGACGTACTTTTTCCTGAGATACTTTTCGAGCGGCATTTCGTTGCGAAATGCCCGTTCACAGTCCTTTGAGCAGAAGGTGGCCGTCTTGGCTCTGAAGTCGATGGCCTTAAAAGGGTATTTGCAACAGGGACATATTTTCGTCACGGACATGACTTTCCCCCTTATGCCGTTAACCTTCCGTATTCCTTAAGCTGGTTGTATCGGGCGCAGATGCTGGGGAGGTCATGAGCTGGCGCGTATGCCGGGCATCCTTCAAGCTGAATCCCCGTAGCTTTATAGGGGCAGTCCGCAAACCGGAACCCCTCTCCGTCGCTGTATTCGCAGGTCGTGCACCTTCCGATCACACTGTCGAGCCTGCTCCGTGAACAGGCAGTTATATCCATTTCGTCCTCTTCAACCGATAGGCGGCCCTTGCACTCATCAAGACAATCTTCCGCCTCAGACTCCGATGTGTATTCGCTTCGACAGACAGGGCAAATATAGATTAATTCAATGTCTTCTTTACATTTTGTCAGACATAGTTCAGCCTCTGACTTTGTATCAAACTCTTCCTCGCATATCGGGCAGACATACTTTTTGATTTTCATTGTTCACTCCGCGTACCGTCCGTGATGCATTGATAGCCTTGGATGATTTTCTTGAGGAGATTGACGATTCCGGCGCTCTCCCCAACCTTCCCGTTTTGCTGTGCGATACGCAGGGCGCGCCGCATACTCAATTCCGGTGCCGAGTACGGTCCGGCAAGGGAAGCCTGTGTCATGTTCCAGGCGAACGCGGCCTTTTTTTCCGTCTCTTCCCACGTTCCGGACAGGCCGCATTCGCAGGTGACTCTGAACAGGCCGTCCTCATTTTCCTCTTGCGAGATGCCGAGAACGCTCCGGCCACAGATGCACCCCCATACATCGCTTTCCAGTGACTTGTCGGGGTAGGCCAGCGGTTTGCTCTGGATACCCTCACGGTCGGGGGAGGGTATGAGGAACGGTTCTCCGATCCCTGTCCTGATGAAATCGGGGTTGGCTCCGTAGCGTTCGAGCAGCGTGAGCAGCCAACCACCGGGAAGCGCGCCCCGGCGCATGGCGTCGGAAATGGATGATTGGCGGACACCAAGGATTTCCGCCATTTGTGTTTGCGTTTTGGCACCCGTGAATTCGAGCATACGCCGGTAAGCTTCGGTATATTCCATGACGTTTTCTCCTTACGCCAGCAGTTCGCGGAGTTTTCCGCCGGGACAAGCCGCCCTGAGCGCGTCCATGATTTCGTTGAAGTTTCCGGCCATGCGGAAGCGTTTCCCGTTGCCTTTCAGGATGAAGGTCAGCGTCTTTTGCTTGACAGGGCTGGCCTCTGCCGGGTAGTTTTTCAGCACGTACATTGTTCACCTCGGTGGACTTGGCCCGGATTTGCTGGAACAACTTCGGGCTTTTTTGTTTTT